GGAATTTAAAGCAGCAAAATTAATGCCATTAAATCTATTTGAAGGACGTGATGTTGTTGTATATAAATTGTATTGAGTATATATTTTACCTTTACAAATATTAAATTCAGGATAATGTAGTTTATCATTATAATGTTCTACAAAACAACGTTTATTCAACGCTATACCTGCTTCCTCAATACGGTTAAATGCTACGCTAGATAAGTTGTTATTAAATTGATAAATGACATCATTTGCGTTGTATTTATGTATTATTGGTATAACCATATCAAATATACTATCTTGTTCCTCATAGTGTTTACTGATGGGGATTAGTGAATTTATTATTGGATTGTTGTAATGTTTTCTATAGTAGAATTCAATACATTTATTTACAATAATATTATCATTTATATTAACATATTCAATAAAATTAATATCGTATAGTTTTTCGGGATGGGGGAAGTGATACAGTGTTTCCTTCTTTTGTAATACAAATATTTTATCGGTATTATTAAAAATGTGATTTAGTACTTCACCCTTATCTAAACTAAATGCCTCATTATGTTTGATGCATATCATCCATCCCTTTTTGTGGTTTATTGGCCTAATGTATATTACACTTATGTCCGTTAATTTGGGATGAAAATTATTGTTTAGTGGGATAAAATTAATAAAACAATCTCCTAAATCTTGTAATTTAGCTAGTTGTTCTTTTCGCTCTATAATATAAAACATGTGTCATAACCTTTATTTAATATAATGTACGAATTAGAATTTAGACACCCAAAAATGCTTTTAATCCTGGCATTTGTTGTTCTGCTTGAGTTAAATTAGTATCATTGATTTTTAAAGTACCCCATTTTATTAATACTACTTGATATAAGGGATCATTAATCAATAAATCATAATTTTCTTTATTTGTTTCTTTAATAATAATTGGAGTAGTATTAATTTTTTTATAAAAATATCTTATTGAATATCCTATATCATAGTCTTCTTGTGTTGGTTGATATATTGTAGAGATAGGAAGAGTATTATTTAATTTTATATTAGATAATTTTCCATATACATATGATGATACCTGAAGTAGAAAAGGATTAATATTTTTTGGAAGTAATTTTTGTAATTCAATAGCATTTATATCAAATTCTTTACCAGCGAATATCTTACCATTCATTTCATAGTAATATCCCTTATATATTATGTTAGTATCTATAATTATATACTCATTTCCAGAAGTATATTTAGATTCTACTATTATATTTTGTGGTATTCTAATTGACATCGTTTTAAATATTTTTATATTTTTTTACCAACAGTTTTATAATATTTAGCTATAGTAGTATAAGCTGGAGGAGATGTTTCTTCCCAGTTATTACTATTCCAAAGATTATATTCTTTTAAAGCATTATTAATTAAAATTTGTATGTTTTGAGAAGGTGGTCTAATTATAACAAAAATATTATTAGATATTAATTTTCCATTGTTTAAATTAAATGATGATTTAGATACAGATTGTGATACATTCCCCCCTATTCCTTCAGCTATATTATTAGTAATATTTGTTATAATATCACCATGAGATGCTCCAGACCATGGGTTAGTATTAAATTTCATACTATTATTTTCTCTATTTTGAATTATTATATCTCCAACTTGAACTTTTGTATTTAATGGATTTAATATTTGAAATTTGTAATTATTAGTTCTTAGTTTTTGAGCATATCCTGTATGAGAAGAATCAGAGGGAAAATTTAAACCAGATGTAACTACAACATAACTAATAAAAGCAGCACTCCATGGAGTTCTTGTTATTGAGTTATTTATATCTTCAGGAGTTATAGAAGGTTGACCTTCTCCAAGACTAATAGTTGATTGGTTGATTAATGCAACATAATCTATATCAAAAAATTTATTATAATCAGGATCATCTAAAATAATTGTTTGAGCATCTATATTAGTAACCCAATCATTATTTAATATGCTATGTCCTATACCAGTAACTATATGTCCTAATTTAGAACCTAATCCACCTCCTTTATATCCTTTTGGTAATAAATTCTCGGGAATTTTAAATATATGTCCTATTACTAATCCACCAATACCATCCATAGTAATAGATAATTTTGTTGGAATAATAGCATTATATTTATTTTTATCATTAGTAAGACTTTTAAAAGCAGATATTAAATCTTTTAAAGCATTTGCATATTGAGATGAACTATTAGTATCATAAGATAAAGAAGGAGTTTGCCAAAAATATACTTTAGTTTGATTTCCAAAAAATAAAAATATTTGTTTTAAACTTTCAGATACTTTTTTTAATTCTATATTTCTAGTTTCTTCTTCTTTTTCTAATTGGAGTGTATTAGGATCAATTTTAATAGGTATTATTCTATCAGTTATACCTTTATTAAATCCATTCATAGTATTACTATCTATATCTAATGCTCCTCCTTGAACTTGTGCCCCAATAGAAACCATTGTTGATTGTTCTTGAAATATTTGAGATTCTAATTTATATGATCTTACGGTTGAGGATAAATTTTGTATTTGTAGTTCAAAAGCATTTTTAAAAACATCTTCCTTTGTATTTTCATCTACATAATTAATATCTATTATTCTTGCTATACTATCTGTAGGATCAATATGAATATCAAAATTATTAACATTACCAGTAACATTAGATACAGATGAAAGTACTGATTTTATAAAGTCATATATATTAATTTCTTGTTTTTCTTTTTTATCTTGTAATTCTAAGTTATTATCTAAGGATAATGAATATAGAAATTGAAGATTTATTAATATATTTCCTATCTTTCCTAATAAATGATCAGGATTTTTTTCATAAAAATATGGATATTTATCTTCTATTGTTTTAAGATATCCTGTTCCTTCAAAAGCCTTATTTATAATATCAATATTTTCTATACTTTTTTTATTCATTTCATCAGCAATATCTTCAAATTCTTTCCATTCATCTTTTTGAATTGCTTTAATTCTTTTATTTTTTTCTTCTTCTTTAGTAGATTGATCTATACCTAATGCATAATTTATTTGAGAACCAAAACCACCACTAGTTAATCTCCTATCTATATAGTCATATAGTGTAGTTTTTGTTAAAACCCATTTTGTATAATTTTTTCCTTTATCATCTCTTTCTGGTTTTGTGAATGGGGTTTTAAAAATAGTAGCTTTTTGTGACAGATTCTGTAATTGAAATTCTTTATTTAAAATTTGTAAATTAGTGATTGGAGTAGATCCAGTAGATATTGATCTTATAGTATTTATTATAATTTGATTATTTTCATTTTTCCTTTCACCTTCTACAGCATCTATTATAGTTTTTATTTCTTTAGAATATTTGTTACTAACATTAATAGCTAAATCTAATGGAGATACGGGTTGGGATGGAGGTGTTGGTTTTTTTATTTTTGTCCATATACTATTTCCTAATAAACATATTGAAGGATCTACTGATATTTGTATAGGATGAGCTAAACACAATAATGGTTTTAGGGGTGGTGGATTCTTTGGATCAATTTTTTTATCATATTCTCTTTCATAGGTTGAAAGTTTAACCATTGGTTTTTGACTTTTTTTATCTTTTAATATAATTTTATCATTTAAAAGATCTATTAAAGATTTTAATGTTATATATACTTGTATACTTTTTGCTTGTTCTCCTACTAATTTATCTTCATCACTTTCTTGTAATGTTATTTCAGATTTATTAATAAAAAATTTAAGATCATAAGGTAAATTTCCTTGAAGAGTCTCATCAATTCCATTAATACCCACTGTTTTATTAAAAACATAACATTTTTCATATAATTCAGCAAATAATCCTGCTAGTATATTTTTTTTATATTTATTTATTGTACTAGAAGTAAGATTTTGGAATATTAATCCTTGATTTTTATTTCCACCTAATGATAAATTAGATGTTGAATAGTTAATTTTTAAAGATTCTAATATTTCACCAATTGATATTATAGTAGTACTACAATCATATCCTCCATCCTCACGAGCAGACCAACTATAGTTTTTAACAAAACCAAACATTGCATCATAATTACCACCTGTGTCTTTTGATTTTTGAAATAATTCTTCCCAAATTTTTTCTTTAGTGGGAGTTTTTGTAATTATATCAAATGTTTGAGTATTATATTCTATATTTTTAAAAACTCCCTTCTCATCTAAATTTAGATATGGCAACCACCCCCATTCAATTAATACTGTATATCCTGGGCGCATATATAGCAATTCCAAATCTTCTAGTTGTTTAATATCCCAACATTGAAATTTAACTACTACTTCACGTAAAGATCCGTATGCTGATTTTGATCTAATATCTATTGAATTGATACCAGGCATTGGACGTAAACCTCTTTGGTGTTTTCTTTCATCAGAAGAAAGAGAAGTATTTGGACTTATATTACTATATGCATTATCTGTTCCTCCTACTCCTGATTTTAATCCACCGTCAGATTTTAATATTCCTCCCTTAAGTTGATAACTATTAGCTAATTCACTTTTACCATTAACATTAACACTGGATGACATTTTGATCCAAGCGTTACGTGAATTTAAATATTTAATAGTTGTTGGAGTTTTATTTAAAATAGCGTTTTGACGTGCGTCTAATTGAAATCGGACTTCAGGTATAAATGTATCTTTAAATATTGACATAACATTATCTAGCTATATTGTAATTATTAAACAATGCTAAAACAGCATTTAAATCAGTAGGTATTCTTAATTGCGTTCCTGGTTCAGGAAACATTAATCCTTTAGTTACATTATTATTAGCCATAGATATTACCCACCATAATGTGGCATCACGATAAAATTGATATGCTAATGAATCTAGTCTATCTCCAACTGTTGTTATAACATACACATCAAATTCTGACAAAGGAATATTTGGATATCCTTTTGTTTTAAAATATGGTTTATTTAATTGTGTTTTTAATATTGTTGGATTATCGTATCTATTCATTATTATCCTAATTTTATATTTTATGGAAGTGGTATTATAGAATTAGTGTTAACATTTCCTGTTGTAGATGAAATTCTATTATTATATCTTGGACTAACATTTATTATTTGACGAGTTGTATAAAGTGATGAGGTTGGTAGATTTTTATATTCAGAATAATTAAAGGTTTCATTAATTATACTTTGTTCTTTTTCATTTCTGTTACTTTTTAAAAGATATCCATCAACTATATTAGGTAAATATCCAAAGAATCCTTGTTCAGGTTGATATTGAGGTAGTTCTTTATGTATAATTGTAAAATTAAAAGTTGCTTCAATTAACATAGCTAATCGACCTTCAGGAGTAATATCCCAAGAGGCATCATCAGGAATATTATAATTTAAACTATTTAATATACTATACTCTCCAACAATATAATTTCCAATATTTAATTTAATTAAAACACCTCCTAAATATCCATCCTTATAAGAACCAGCTGTTGTTGATGCTAATTGACCTAATGCTCTATGTTTTTCAAATAGTTCTTTTTTATTAAAGCAAGGAATTTGAAGATTAAAAGATGTATTACGTTTAAATTTATTATAAACATAGAAACTTTCAGCTCTACCAGCATAATTAATATCATTCCAAGTAGCATTAAAATCTTCTTTAAATCCTTTCATATATGAAGATAGATATATTTTATCTTCATTTGTAGAGAATGGATCTATTATTGTAAATACATTAGTTAATATATCTGAATCTATTCTAGAAAATAAGTTATCAGAAACTGGATATTTTATTTGGTCAAAATTATTACTTACTTCGGGTTTACCATAATATTTAAAATTTGTAGACTTTCTATCAATAGAATTTTTTTGGGGAGTATGTAAAGGTAAAATATTAGTAAAACCTATACTAGGGGATGATGATAATATTATTTCATCCTTTTTACTTAAATTATCAACTATATTTCTTAATTGTTTATATTTTTCAACATTAGTGGATCCTGCTGGATATGTAATAACATTTTGATCTATTTGAGATGGTTTATTAGTAGGATTTGCAAGATTAATATTATTATATCCATCAACATCTCTAATTCTATCAATATTTAATTGAATAGAAGGTAATAAACCAGAAAATAAGGGAATTGTTATATTTTGGCCTGAAAAATATTGGTTTGATAATCCTAATGTTTTACCATAATCAATTTCAGTTGAACGAGGTTTAATACCTTTATTATTGGTATCTGTATAATCATATCTTCTTATAACTGTTCTACCTATACCATAAACTGAACCTGGTCCTCCTAAGTAGTCAGAAATAGTTAATTGATTAGCTGTTAATGCTTTTAATGGATTGGAAAATCCAAATATACTACCTATTGATGAAGTTAATGTATTTAATAAACCAAAAGTTCTTGATTGAGGAGTTACAGGTTTTCCTATTAATTTATTTTTTAATCCTACTAATCTATTACTAGGTTTAGCTACATCTTGATTACTTTTATTATTATCACTAACAACAGCAAAGTATTTTGTATTATCGTCTTGTACAGGTGTTAAACCATGTCTGTTAAAATGTTTTCCAAAAGCATTAACTGGAACTTGCGCTAAAGTATTAATACCTAAATTATATATTCTAGTAGGTCCAAAGTTACTACTAATGGTATTAGCAAGATTAGAAACAAAACCTAAAATACCAGTTCCATTATTTATAGATATTTTTTTAGTTTCTAATTGTGGATTAGATAATTGTAAACCAATTTGCTTTGTTAAGAAAAGAGGACCTTGAGGAAAATCTTTAAAAAACTTTCCTATACGTAAGGTATCAACTACAGATGCATTTAATGCTCCAACAGCACCTCCTCTAATTAAACCATCATCAAATTTAGTTAATCTTAGTCTATTAAAACCTTGATCTATTGTATTGATATCTGTTTTAATGTAAGGCTGACCGCTATCACCACCACCAGGTCTATCTTTACCGTATTTTAGTGATTTTAAATCAGTTTTAAGATCAATTAATGGCATTACCTAGGTTTGTTATCCATGTATTTTTGTCCATTAGATGATTTATATACTTTAGATACAACACCAGTAACTTGTAATCTTGGAGCATTTGGATCTAATTCATCTAATTGTGATGGTTGTGGTTTCATACCAGTTCCTTTAATAGTTCTCCAAGTTACATTTGGTTGACCATCTACTGAGTATTGATTGTGTAGTGAATTAGGTGGTACTGGGTTAACTCCAAAATTAGATGGACTAATACCACCTAAACCTAAAATACTATCTTTTAATTTGTCTAATAATCCCATAATTTGTTGTGTTTATTGATTTAGTATAAATATTAATATATTAAGCAAGTTTGTAAGAACCTTGTGTTAACGTAGTACCTACAGCTTTACCATCCATGCTAATTGTAGTGTTTTTAGAATATAATCTATCTACAGCTGATTTAACTTCATTGATTGCAGTGATCATTGGTGTTAGGTCTATTGATGGAGATAAAGATTGATTATTATTTTCTTTATCAAATAAATTAGTACCTGCTACTATTGAATCATCTTTATTTAATTGAATTGATCCTTTAGGACCTGATACTACTGTTTCTCCTCCAGGACCAATAATACCATCATTCATTTGGCTATATATTAAGGCTCCAACTCCTGCTGCTGCTGCTAAACCAACTATCCCTAAAAGTGGATTAGCTATAACAGCTGCAGCTGCCGCGGCTACCGCTATTCCTAATTGACTAGTCATAATAGATGTTCTTGCTCCTAATAAAAGGTTAGTGGTTCCTGTAGCTATAGCCTCTTCTGTTTTTAATGCAGTTAATAAAGCTTGTGTTATAGTTATTGATTTTGATATAACATATATTGCTCCTAATGCTATTCCTATACCTTTTATTATATCTAAACTATTAGTTAACATTTCTAAAAATCCTCCAACAGGTCCTGATATTAGATTACCAAAAAAATCTTGTAATTTTAAAATAGAAGCATTAAATTTATCTTGTATACCTTGACGTTTTTCTGCTTCTAATGCTTCTTCCTTAGTTATTTGAGCTAAAGATTTACCAGTTTCTTGTGCTAATTTTTGTTTTTTTAATTGATCAGATAATTGATCAGCAGTTAATCCTACAGCTTCAGCTAATGCTTCTTGCTGTAATACATTCATATTTTGATAATCTGCTAAAGATCCAACATTTTTATTTAATTCTTGAGATAATGTTACTTGATCTCCAGCTAATGCTGCTGCTCTTGCTCTTTCTAAATTTAATTGTTTTCCTGTTAATAATTCTGCTTTTAATTCATTTTCAATTGATGAACTAAAATCAAGTAATCTTTTACCTTGGTTTGCAGTTTGTTCTAAGGTAGTACCTAAGGCAGCCGCTTGTACTACTGCTTTAGTAATTAATGAAGGATTGTTTTGTAAATTAGCTGCTAATTGACCTGAAACTTTTGCTGCAGCTGCTATAGCAGTTTTAAGAGGAATACCTACTTTAAGTTGATTTCTTGTTGCAACAAAAGCCCCAACCATTTCATCATTAACTTGTGATGAAGATTTACCGGTTAAAACTGATAATTTATATATACCTGCTGCTTCTTCTCCTGTTAAACCAAATTGTTTGGTTAACATTATTTGAGTTTTTAAAGCATCTTCTGAATATTCAGCTACATATCCAGTTGATTCAGCTAATTGATTAAAGGCCTCATTTAAGCTTCTACTAGTAATATTAACATCACCAGTTGATCGAGCAATATTAATAAAATTACTTTGTATTTCATCAGCTTTTTCAGCTCCATATCCTAAAAGTTTTCCACTAGCAACTGATGCTTTATTAAATTGTAATGCACTTTCTATAATTAAAGTAAACATACCAGATAAAGTAAACATACTAGTAATAGTAGATAAGGATGTACCTAATATCTTTTCAAAAATACTAGCAAATAAACTTTGTTGAGAATTTATCTTTTCAAGGGTATTTAATTCTATTAATAAATCATTATTTAATTGTTTTTGAAGATTTAATTTATCTATTTGAAGTTGTATTTCTTTCTTTTTAGTTCCAGTGGCTTTAGTTAGTAAAAATAATTGTGCTGCAATATCTTGGTTTAAGCTTTTCTGGGTTTTAGTGATATTAGAAATAGATGTATTTAATTCCTTAGTTACATTTTTACCTTTTTGAAAATTTTCAATTAATTTTTGTGATTCTTTTATATTTGATAATAGGGCATTATTTAAACTATTACCAAATGCCTTAGCATTTTTTTCAATACCTTCTAAATTCCCTTCTAAATCTTTTAATGTTTCTTTTGAATCGTTAGCCATAATATTATATTATTATATTACATAAATATTGAAAGCCCCTATTTTTTAGGAGCTTTCGATGTGGTATATGTTGGTGCTATATTTGGTCGTGATATTTCTTTAGACGAAGTCTGTTTATTTTTCAACATATTCTGTTGTTTTTCAGCTTCCTCATTTTGTTTATCAAAATGTTCCTTCAATTTATTGAATGTAAATCTACGAAGCCAAATTGGCATATTATAAACAGTATTCCAATCATATCCACCACCACCATGAAATATTATATCGTGGATTTGAGAGAAAAATACTATTCTATAGTCCGGCGTCAGGCCAAAAAAAGTTAAGATTTACTGGGATGTCTATGCCCTCCCCTTCATAGTTTTCATCCTCAGGAGTATATTTTAATATAATATCAGGTTGTACTTCTGAATAGTATTCACGTAATGCTCTAGCATCAGGGGCTAATAAATAGTTATCAACAAAATCACGTATTGATTTTTGATCACGTTTTCCCTCTACTGACGTAATTACAAATTTTAATCTAGTAGTAACATCGTATGTTTTTGTTGGATCAATTTTCTTTAATCCTTTGGTTTCTGCCTCAATTAATTTTTCATCACCGTGACTCAATAATTTAAATGTTACTTCGTTTCCTGATTTAGGTAGATTGAATGAAAATTCATTTCCTGAAGTATATATTGATTCATTTAATTCTTTATCTTTTAATGTGGTTAAATCAACATTAGCCTCTACCTCTTGATTGTATTGATTAACATATTTAAATGAATAATCTTTACCATATCCTAATATACGAGCAGCTACTAATATGGCGTTTTTATCACCTACTAATAAATCATCATAATTGATTGGAGTAACAATTAATGCTTGTAATAATTTATCAATTACTACTCCTTGTTTAATATAATTGCTATTAGTAAGAATATCTTCTTCTTTAGCAGTCATGTACTTCATTTCAATCTTTCCAGATGATAATGGATTTTCTTTTGAATACAATAAACCTTTTGAGGGTAATGTAATTTCTTCGGTTGGTAACTTTAGTTCTGACATATAACGTTTTTAATTTTTGTGCGTATATAAATATATAGAAAATAAAAAAGCTCATCAAATGATGAGCTCTTTGTATAATATTTAAAAGTATTTTAGTAGTTTAGAACACAATAATCCATAGCAATAGTAACACCTAATGCAATAGCTGCTTCACCACTTGACCAATCATATTCTCCAAAGTTTGCAGTTTTAACAAATGCGCCTTTTACAATCCATTCACCAACTACATCACCGACAGGGCCTAATATGTTTAATGTTATATCTTTCTTATAAAAATCTGAATAACCATCTCTACCTGTTACTGATTCGTGAGCTAAACGAGCCCATTCCATTACTGCTTGAGCACCAGATGGGGCGATTGGATCGTATAATTCTAAAGTCATATCAGCCCATCTAACTTTACCTTTAATTTTGCGATATACGTTGATATGATCTAATATAATTTCGTTAGCTTCAAATCCAGGAGCACTTGCTTTCTTAATTAAATAAGCAGGAATTCCATCTATGTACATTATAAAACGATTAGCTACTTTCGGTTCGAAAGCAGTGAATAGAATTTCATTTGCATCTAATATTGCCATAATATTTTAAATTTTTATTTTTAGTTTGTTATTAATAAATATTAATCATCTATATTTTATGCTGGGAAACTAGCTCCTGTTGGAAGAATATTGAAGTTTAATATAATAAATTCAGCAGTTTTAGTAGGTTGAATATAAATTGTACCTACTAATTGATTTCTATCAATTACATCAGCTGTATTATTAGTATCATCCATCACTACTTTGAAAGCATATAAACCTTGACGTTGTACTACTGACTCTAAGTATGGATTAACTTGGGATAAGAAACGGTTTCTTGTTACTGCAGTATTTTGTTCAAACACTAATTCACGTGAAACATTACCAATATATCCTTTTAATGCAATTAATAAACGACGAACATTTACTCTATCTAAAGATGTTTGTTTACGTTGTAATGTTTTCTGACCAAATGCTACAACTCCATTTCCAGGGAATGTTGCTAATGGATTTACATTTCCTTGATACAATGTATCTCTATCTGATTGTTGTAATCTGCGTTCTGCTCTTACTACTGATGGAATTCCACCTCTATTTAAACCAGCTGGAGCAAACCATTCAGCACCAACTTGATCATTAAATGCATAAACACCACCCATTACTACTGATGGTGGAGCCCATACAACTTTACCTAAGTTTGAGCTAAATAATTGAACCCATGGATAATAAGTAGCACCATAATTACTTGAAGAACCTCCAGCATTTGTAGTAGCACCATTAAGTGAAGTACCATATATTCCGTTATCAACAATAGCAATTGCATCACCTCTACCTTCTACAGTAGAAATCATTGATGCAGCACCAGCCGTATCTAAACCAACACCAGGTGCTAGTAACACATTATATTGATATTCATCAGCATTTTGTAATAACGTAAATGCAGCAGAATAATCTAAATTTGGATGAAATCCTTGTACGTTTGTTGTTGTTATGGTTTCATTCATTAATTGTGCTCTATTTGTAGCGGCAACACCACCAGCAAATGAACCACCGTAAGAACCACTTCCTAATGCTGGTAAAGAACCACTATATGTAGCGGCTTTATAATTACCATTATTATCAATTGAATCTACTTGAGGAACTTCAATTGATGCAACTCTAACATATTGAGATGAATTAACAAATGAACCTGTATAATTTACATATCCATTAGTGACATCATATACTGGTTTAGAATCACCAATTACACGAGAAATATAATTTGGTTGTTGAGGATCTAATGATAAATTAGCCCATGTTTCTAATATATTCTTTTGAGCATCATTATCATCACCACGACGAACAACAATATTGAATACACCGCTTGCTGTTGCTACATTGGTAACTTCCCAACGAACATTTTCAGCTGATCCACTAGCTAAAGCACCACTAACCATACTTGAAGTATTATTCATTTGGTTACCCCATGCTAATGTTTCTAATGTAAATGAATTAGATGATGTACTTGCAAATGTAGGAATACTTGCACTAGCATAAGTACTAAGATTACTAGATCCACTAATAATTTTAGTTACTAATAATGTTTGACCACCATTTGAGAAATAATCCTTAGCTGCCAAAGAAGTAAAGTATTCATAAT